TCTAAGTATTCCATAGCATATCAATTTTATTTGGACAAATATATATGATTATTTTATATACGACAAATAATAAAAAAAATCCCCGACTACATAGCCAGGGACAAACACAAAGTATAACTCTTGAAGGTTATTTGTTAACGATTACCGGCCTTCTACTTTACCGGATAAACTTAGTACTTAGAATTAATTAATGTATCATTTTATCCTCCTTTCCTTTAAAACCTTTTTCCGTAGGAAATTGTTATATAAGTGAAACTTAAACTTTTCATACCGGAAACGGTCTGTGAAGATAGTGCCGGTATTACCATATAAATAAGTTATAACTAACCCCAGCTCCTACGTACCAACCACCCGGATAACTATATCCTGCTTGTAAACCTAATCCCCAGCGTTTCTTCTTCTGTAAAGGCGGGAAAGTAATAATTTTATTATCCCTGTATATTTCCATAGAATCAAGGTTGGGATTATACCCACTGACTACCGCCCGGTAATCATCGGTCTTATACTCCTTACTTGTAATCGGTATTAGTACCGGAATCGAATCGCCTTCTACGGTTCTATCGGTGGTAGTATCTATCAGGATCGGTAAATATACCGTATCGGTACGTTTTAGAGCTTCCTTTACCGGTTTGGGTATTGTGTCTCTTATTGTGTCTCGGATACGTACAGTATCTCCCTTAATGTACACCATTGACGGATCGTGCGGATTACACTGCATCCACACGATCACGCCAATCAACAGGCAGACTAGCATCCAAGGAAGGGTTTTCATAGAATACTATCACTTGAAGACCACTCCGAACTTGCCAGCAAAGTATTCAGCTTTTCGCCCTCGTAGACCGGATAAGGGTAAACCGGCTCTTGCGGAGTCTCCTCTTCGTCCAGTAACGGCAGAGTCATGATACTTGGAAACAACTTTTCATAGTGATCCAATTTCATAATCACCTGTGTACCGTCAACGCTCTTTCTCGGAACCAAGTGCAGTTCATCGAGTACCTCCTGCGGTATCTCGTTCAAATTTTCTGTGGGGAATGTAATGTATTTCATAATTGCTTACTGTTTAATTACTTATCAGACTATTATACTTGCTCCCAAGTAACACTCCCATCCTCATTGAAAATAAGTTTCTTGTTTCCAAGTAATATAACCTCTGTCTGTGCCGTCGAACCAAGAATCATCTGACCGTCTTTTGACGCCTTAGTATTATTGCCAAGAAGGATTACATCATTTAATTGATTAACACTACCTCCATTATCAGCACCAACCATAATATTGTTACTTCCCTTACAGTACCTACCTGCCTTATAACCTATATAAGTATTTTTTTGATTACCATAAGCTCCTGCCTCATAACCAACAACCGTACACCCTTCTGTTTTCACTTCACTATCTACTAAATTTTGACTCGCATTATGTCCAATGACAACACATTGAGAAGAACCTGCACCCGTATAAAAACCTAATACCCCAGTTCCGATACCGACAGTTTCATGATGCTCTGTCCCTCCAAGAGCTGATCTTCCAATTGCAACATTACTATTACATTCTTTTCTACATGGATAGAGAGTATCAGCCCCTATCGCAACATTATCCTTACCACTCGGTATATATGCAGTAGAATAGGTACCAATTGCAATATTACGAGAGCCGGAAATAAGTTCAGAAAGTGACATTGTTCCTATGCCAATACATCTCGTTGAGTTTTCAGATTTCCCAAGCGTTTTATAGCCTAATGCAACATCCCACCAACTTGATATATCATTATCCCCTATATTAATATATACATTTTGCCGACCGTAAGATATGAGTTGGCTGGCGGATGACTTATCAACCACTTCATATAACTCAACTTCTAAAGTTGACGCATATTTAGCCGATGGGAACACCTTCAAAGAACCACCATCGCTAATCATTCCAATATAGGCTATCAGTTCACCATTATACGTATCTATCGGTGTCTTATCTCCGATACCTACCATAATGGAATTTTCAGAACCTTCTATACCTTTTGTTAATTTGGCAAGATATTTTTTCCCTTTGCTAGTAGTAAGTGTAAAAGCAAGGGCATTATCGTATCCGCTTGCATGGGTATATATACCATTTTCATAGCTCCATCCTTCGGATAATTCTGCTGACTGTGTAATCAGATTATCTCCGCATGGAATCTTATCTGCTAATAGGAACTTTGCTGTATCATCAAAGTTTCCATCAATCGCAGTAGATAAAGTGCCCCACGATTGTTCACTGTCTTTTGCTATATCAAATATCTTTTCCATAATATCATTCGTTTTTAATTAATGTTTCATTTGAAATTAAAGTTGAGTTGCTTAACATTGTCAAGTAACTGGAGATAACAAGGTTTATCTTTTGAGGGGATTTGACTATCTTTCCCGTAATCTCGTAAACGCCATTGTCACCGGATATGGATATATCACTGATAGCATTGCACGATACCTCCATTAGCTTATCAGAGGTATTTGGCAACGTTACAGTGATGGTAACCATGCTATCTACAGAGATATATTCTCCGGGATTAACAGAATAGGTTATGGAAGAATAAGGTAGATTACTCTTCACTATCGGTCTAAACTCCACCATATCCGGATACAGCGTACCCAGCTTATGCTTCTTCAACTGGCGCTCTATCAAGAACTCGGACATACTATATGGGAAGGACATGAGAGAGTAGATAGCTCCGTTGAAGAAACGGCTATCATTATCTCGTATCGTGCCTAACCACATATCAGTTCCATCTTCTGCTGCACCTGCTGTTATAGATTGCCCGCAATAAGAGTATTTAGATAAATAAGATATACTTCTAGTAGAAATAAAATTTAGACCAGAAGTAGCTTGACCAAAACTATAAACACTATTTCCGGCAGTTTCCACAAATGCCCCCGGATTATTCTTTGACAATATAGCTCCAATATTAGCAAATATTTCTCTATCGGTTACTACCGTATAATCCTTGTAAATCGGCATCCCTGTCACCTTACCGAAGTCATTTACTCCGTCAAGCCAGAGAGCACCTGCGTGGGAAGGGATTTGGGTGATGGTAACACTATTACCCATACCCGGATTACCAAAACCACAAAATCGACCAGAGCCACTATACAAAGTGTTATGTGAAGCTGGTAATACATTCACCCCATCTACAATTTTAACTGATTTAGGCGACCCAGTTTCATCAATATAGCTATAATCAATATCGGCTCCTGTTTTAATAACCTTAAACGAAGGAATGTCTGGATATTCTTTACTCCCTACGCTATAATACAGTAGCATAATATGACTTATAGCATTTTTACAATCTATCTTACTACTCGTTATAGTTGAATTACTACTGTTCCATATACTAGAATCGAGAAAATCAACCTCATACTTCCCAATACCTGAATCCCCCTTCCAAGCTAGATTGTTCAACTGAATATCCCTACCGTTACCTGAAAAGTCAATCAGCTTGTCGCCAAACTCTGCGTGATTCTCGTTGGTGATTCCCTGTTTGATAGTGTTACACAGTATATCAGGTTTAAGAGTTCTATCCAAGTTGAAGTAAGCGATTACTTGGTTGATTTGGTCGGTAATCAGTACCTTGTTGGCGATGATTGTCCAGTACCAAGCAATAGAACATAGCTCTAAAGGATTTGAATTATTATTGTAATAATAACCTTCTACGGAAAATGGAGCAACGATACCGTCTAAATTACCTTCTGCTGTACAATCATTCTTGTCCCCTAAAATATTGTTTATGGTTGTTACTCCATTTTTGTATGTATAACCAAATATACCACTCTTTCCTATTTTAGAAATTGAGTTTCTAATGCTTCTCGTGTCTCTTCTTATTTGATTAATTCTACATATTTCAGGTGCATTTGATTCTCCTTTTATAAAATGAGCCATACTCACCACCGTAATCTCGTTACTACCTCCCAGCATCTCCTGTACGGTCTTGGTGGAAGTAATCAGGTCGTCGATTCCGTCGGTGACGAAGGCACCATAGTAAGGACTATCTTTATCTGCGTAGCCACTTCCTTCAGTGTAAGCTGCGTTGCTAATCACAAACGGATTGTCAGGGTCCACCAAGTTCTTGACTATAGCTCTATCAGAATCATTATTAGTCTTATTGCCAACTATAACTACAGCTTTAAGAGAGGCTAATACTTCTGGGTCGATGTAAGAACGGTCGGAACCGGAAGAAGAGCCACGGGAGGGCGAACCGATCCGGTTTAATCCGATCCGGTTAAGCCCCACTACATTTAAAGACACCCTGTTAAGCTTCATTGCCGGATTCGGTTACTGTTCCACTTAATACTTCGCTGTCACTTTCAACACGAATTGTCTTTGGATAGACTAATGCCGAAAAATCACAGTCTATGGTTGTCCCCGCATTGTACGCAAGACTTCCAGGCAAAACAACGGGTTCAAAATTCCCCTCACTTGTCGTCCGTTGAAGAATATTCACCCGACCGTAGTTGTTGCGTTCCAAATGAATATTGAAATCAGAATTTACCTGAAATTCCGCATACCATACGCTACTGTTCTTTTTGAACTCCAAATTTATTGTTGCCATGATTGTTCCTCCTATTGATTAAAGTTTATAATAAATCCCATCCGGCTTCTATGTCAGCCATAACAGCCGGAACTCCATTCTCAACACGTGAGATGGCGGCAGCAAAAGCGCACATGGTTGCTTTGTCGTTGATGTCCGGAACGTATGTGTTCGGGACTTGCATTTCGCTACATACACGGCTGATATATCCGGCTGTATTGTTCTCGTTCTCCGGTGCCCACCGCTTGATGAAGTCGGCAATCGTCTTACAGCCGTGTCTTTTACGGTAGTTTTGCAAGGTTCGGATAAGGGCACGGTAACCCCATTTCATTTCCGTAAACTGGAAGAACGATTTGTCCTCCTGCTTTTCTCTCAATCCCTGCCATTTATCTTTTGTGATCCGAATGTTACCCGGATTATTGTTTCTCAAACCTCTTGGTAAACTCATGTTTATTTCCTCCTATAATATCAATGTTAATACTCCCAATGCCAGACCTACGCAATCACAGATGATGTCTTTAATTGAAAACTCTGTTTTCTTGCAGTACTTGTCGTATACTTCCTTCAGAACGAAGATTACGACGGTTATAATGATTGCTAACCACAGTGGCGTATATTTCGATAGCCACATTACCAAGTTCTGGCACACTATAATGTGAGCCATGCCATCTATGCCGATCTTGGATAGAAGCTTGCTGGCTAAGGCGCTGATTTTATTTATTTGATTCATGTATTTCCTCTTTTTCGATTATATCCTTCACATCTTCCTTGTCAACCTTAAACACCTTCTTACCAAACACGCCCAAAGCCCCGATAAGATTGATGTTAATCCCCTTTGGCTTCAGTATATTCCCGACTATCGAACACCCCTCTATGAAGCATACCAATAAACAGGAATACACATCTATAGGATATTCATTGTGACTTGCTACGCTAATCATGCAGACCATGCAGACGAAAGCGAAGTAAGTGACCATCTTCCCCATAGTGGCACGGATCGCACGTGAGAATCTGACCTTTTCGCCCATTAGCATACTTTTCCTCACTCCGAATAGGAGATCACAGAGGATTACAGCACATGAGACAATCAGCCATGGAATCATATTTTGCAATGATTCGGCAACAAATGCAGTGGCTATTGCGGCAAATCCTCCGGTTGTGGTATGTACTATTGCTTCTTTCATAGGATACAAGTCAGATAAACGGTTAACAACGAAATTACCTCAATCCAGAACATAGGCTTTCTCTTTATGAAGTCAGAGATGAAATTGCCTGTCCAGTGCTTCTTCATGGAGATAACCATGTACGCAATGAATCCAACCCATAACAGTAACCAATACCAAGAATTGCAACCTACCCATATCTGGGAGAAGATCAAAGACATGGCAGCGCCGATACAGTGAGGAACTTTTTGTTCTGTTCGAAAATTAGGAGATACCCCCAATACAATCATCCCGACAACCGAAAGGAATACAAGAAACCGGCTGTTTTCCGTGCTTGCTTCAAATGCTGCCGGAAGAAGCAATACACCGGAGCCGATCATACATAAACCGAACCAGAACTTATGCGTCAGGGCATAGTAGGTATCACTGATAGAATAAGGGATTTCTTTCATCTTCTTTATCATTGCAAAGACGTAACCGGCAATGAGAATGAACGACATTAATACTAGTAGAATCATAGCTTTATCTGTTTATTGTTTATAAATTTAAGAATAGAAGTAAGCAATGAAATCAGGCATCAGTGGATACATGCTTTCAATGGGAACACTAATATCCGTATATCGGTCAGTGATAGTAAGCCAATTATTTCGATAGGTATCCCGGATACTTTTTTGCATTTCTGTTTCTTGAACATCACCGCGCAATACTGCTTTATCGTACAAATCTACCGCCTCTAATTGGCGTTTTCGATCGAACCGGGCTTTAGACAGTTCCGATTCCAAGGTTATTACACCATCGGCTACAAGCTGCTCACGTGTTTTCTTTACGATAGCACCATCCGAAATAGTTTCATTTGCGGGAAGGGATATTATTCCCCTTTCATACAGTTCTATTCGTGTGGCTTCACGTACATACTCCTTATCTCCGTCTTGTACGTAGGTGATATAATGTGGAAGATCTTCTCCGACAAACTCTATTGCCTCACCCCCAAAATATGCCGGATAATCCTTTACCGGATGATCTTTGGCTGCAAAAACAAGGGCTATACCTTTCTTTGCGTTTTCCCTGTCTAAATAAATATACTTTTCCATATTTTTTTATTTTAATATTACGATTTTCTTTCCCATATATGGACCTTGATATATGGCGGAAGGATGCTGAATTCCTGTCCTTCTCCGGCTGTGGCAAGATTTCCGCTTAGTCCGTGAGAGTGGGTTCCGTTTTCAGACGTGGTCGGATTTGTATAGCTGGTATAAGGGGAAGCACTACCCGTGCTTTCACCTCCTGCTGCACCTGATTGTCCCCACCCGTTTCCGGATGCCGCCGATTCCATACCGTAGTTACCTCCATTAGGCGCAAACAGGTAGTTTGGATTGCCACTGTCGTTTCTATCCGACATCTTAACACTATGCGAGTGTGACGGCTGTGTGTGGCTATGGCTGTCTACCTTATGACGGTGATTACCTGATGTATGGGTATGGGAACCGGATTCATCTGTTTTCGCAGTAAGTGCATGAGTGTGGGCAGGCATATTCTCAACGCTTAGCACAACCGAAGAGCTGCCACCGGTTGCACCACTTTCCTCCTGCCCGGAGGTACCATAAAGGAAACGACCCTCCAACTTCTCCCAAGTTGTGCCCGGATAACGGACGGCAGGGTTGTCAGTCAACTTAGTTATAAATATCCCGCCCACGGGGACAGGGCAAATCAATATTTTATTAGCATGATCGCCCGTTACTGTAAATATGTATTTTTCTTCTGCCATAGTTTATATTTTTATTCTGATGGATTAAAATCCTCATTTGCAAAATCTTTGTAGTTTTGTATGTACCAGAAACTGAAATCTCCAAATGAAATACATCTCAAAATAATTTCTTTATCCGAAACACGTACTTTTGATATTTGTATTGGGGAGCCTGCTACTGGAATATATCCGGGGTAGAAGAATATACCGTTTTCTTCTATTGTCAGATCAAAGAAGCTTCTGGAAGACCTTGTTGTCATAAACCCGGAATAAATTCTAACTTCTGAACCATTATATTCCGGACTGGGAGCGGGAAGCTCTATGATTTGATCGCCATATATATTTCCGTAACGTACTACAAAGTATCTCCCCTCCGATAAATCCATAGGTGTCGGAGTTGAATCCGCATTTATTTGAAACATCTTATAAGGTAGAGACAAAGACGCCATCAGGTTAAGATTCCCAAGTTCATCCCAGACAAGATTCTTTGATGCAAGGAATCCGCTTCCGTCTTTCTTGAGCGCCCATTTTTCACCGTTTGATAATAGCTCATCGGCATTTATATTATCAGCTTTAAGGCGTGGCTTTCCGTTTTCTCCTATTTCAAAGACGGCAATCTGATTACCATCCCGATCTTTTATCATGAAATTATCGGTTGAAACGTCAATTTCGGCACCGTGTATTTTCAAACCGGTTACAGGGTCAAACTGAATGAATGCGTCTTTATCCCGTGTGCCTGTATAACTGCGTCCGTATGTATTCGAATAGAACTGTTGTGTCTCCTGGTCGAATCCTTCTTCTTTCACCGCCTTTCCATCCAAAGAGTAAGAATCTATTCTCTGCAACATCTGTATGGTAGGAGCAGTAAGTCCGTAGGCGGACAGAAGTATCGCATTCTGACGTGCCGGGTCTGTACGGTTTCCCAGTTGGATTATCTTATCACCCGCTTGCGGAATATCACTGCCTTCAGCACAATCATCTACAGATAAATCAATATAATTTTCGCCTACAGCCAGAACATAACGCCAGTAATAACGGTTGGATACATTTTCATAAACCCCTTCTTTAATGTTGAACTGCCTGCATTGCGCCATGTCTCCGGCTGCGAATTGGTTGATAATGGCTTTCTCACCGTCATCAGTCGTAAAATAACAGCGGTAGACACCTCCAGTTGCTATGGATGATAATAATGCTTTCCCATCAACATCATAAAGGCGAAAGCCGTTTGCATCATAAAGAAGCGCTTCTGAAATCTTTTCCACTTTCGTGCATTCGATACTAGCCAATGTCAGAAGAACCTCACCACCTACCGATTGAAGCTCCTTGATTGTTAAAGACTCAAATATTGCTTTCAGTCTTACATACAGCTCATCAACCTCGATGTATGACCGTCCGGTCTTTGGATCGCGTTTGATGAGGAATCCTGAACCAAGTGCACCGGGAATAAAGTTCTGGGATTCTATATTGTCGGTAATAATACCGCCTAACAGCTTGATAAGAAACTCCATTGTCTCCTCCTGCGCCTTGTTCAAGAAGGTGGCAAGTGATCTCTTTGCGGAGAATACGTTTCTGTCAGACGGGATTGTCTTGTCATTAACCCCAATAACATACACACTCGTTCCACCACCTCCGACAGCAGAGCCGGAATAGGTTTGTCCCTTGTAAGTAAGGGGGTCAAGCTTACTCTCTATCTCACCGATACGGGAATATGAAGCCGTCTCACCAACTGTATAAATCGGGTGATCGTAAGGAAAATCCAGAGGCCACTCGAAACCGATTATTCTTGATTGTCTGCCTTCCGGGAAAAATGCCTTATTTATCAGGTTGACCTTAGCCCCGACTTCGTATGTACGGATATTTCCCTTATTGTAGATGAAATCAGCGGCCATCTCACAATCGTAGGTGGACGGGTCAATCATGGATTTCTTTACGTACTCTTTTGCCTTTTTGAGTAGATTCTGCTCTGCGTCCGGCAACATCTGTTCGGAGATGTATGCGGTATCAAAGCCGTAAAGGATATAAGTATTAGAAGCTTCCGGATAAAGAACATCATCCGGAAGAAAGCGACCGTAATCCTCATTACGGACTATTTCAAAGGTTGTTCCGGTGCTATCGCTCTCTACAATGTTGATAGCAAAGTCCATCCCGGCAAGCTTACCAGTCTGGAATATCATGTGAAGTTCTTCATCATCCAGCCTGAAATCTTCTGTAAAGTTCTTCAGTCCTGTATCTTTGAATTTGTAGATCGGATATTCCTTATCGTTATCGTCTACCTTATCATCGTGGCTTACGCTGGATATTGTACCCTTGTATTGCGGATATTCATCTTCGAATATAACAATCTCTTCGATTGCTTCCTCTTCCGGCATTTCCACGTTATCCGGATCATCGTAGTTTTCATCTCCGATGTTGATACGTTCACCGGTCGGGCTGTATTTATAAGCGTCTACATAAGAAATACCCTCCGGAAGCATAAGACGTTTCTGAACAACTCCGTTAAGGGTCATTTCCTTGTCATCCTTGCTGAAGTAGTTATCGGGAACTTTACCTTTGATGATGTTATCAATGGTGTACCGGTTACCTAAAGAGGCGGTTACACCTTCCGGTAACTGGATAACGTTTGCTGCGTCACCGGTTAAAAGGTCGGGATTGTAAACAGCATCAAAAGTACGTCCGACATTTGCACCGGAAAGGAATGTTACGGAAGTCGTTGCAGAAGAACCGCCATACAGGTTAATATCGTATGTTACATACGCCTGAAAAGTCGATAACAGCTCGGAAGAAGCTGGAGCTGGTACGTGAACGTATACCCTTACTTTTAAATCAGAACTGTTTTTGTCGATAACCAACGTGTCGGAAACCTGTATTTTAGACACAATCTCATATTGTTGATTTTGGGCTAATGAAACGGTCTGATTACCAATAATCACCTCTTTTGATTCCCCGGAAACATTATAGATATATGACGCCTTCAATATATAATCTCCTGCCGGGAGCAAAGCACGGTTCCCTATTTGCGGGACGGCTGTTGATATATTGATTGAAATTCCTTCCGAAACAACTTTATAAGAACCACCCTTGGCTGATGAAGCTAAAGCTTTGTCAAGTGTCCATTCTGTATAAGAGGGAGTAAAAGGTCCGCTACCTTCGTTGCTACTAGCGGTATAGTCTTCCTTATATGTAACTCGTGACGGAAAGTAGCTTATTTTGAGCGGTCTTGACGTATCGGATATATTACGTCCATTAACCTCTTTTACGTCGAATATCAAATCTTTCCGGTAGCTGGAAGGAATGTTGCGGGTGGAGCCGAAAGCGTAGATACGGGTCGCATAAGTGGTCTGGCTGTCGCTGCGTGTCATGCTGTTGACATTCACATTTTCTGTGTCTGTCAAGTCACCGGCTTTGAAATCAACAGGTGAGCTGTATTCGCAACGTCCGAAGCAAATCTTATGATTCTCTATCCACCATTCACACTCCCAAGTCTCCGCCATCTGTGTGAGAGCGTCGATCAGATTTACGTTGTCATAGGAAACAAGCTTGGAAGTGTTTTTTACCGTACTATCGATGTCCCAAGTAAAATCCAGATCCCTGAATTTATAGCCAAGAGCTTTCAGGTTATCCAAAAAGACTTTCAAATGCGTGTCAAGGGTAGCGGTGAGATTCCATGCGGCTTCGCGTCCGGTGGTTTCCGGTGTATAGAAAAACTTCTTGTTCTTCCATTTCCAGTAATAAGCATCAAGGCGGAGTTCGTAGTCGTATGCACCTGTCGTTGTATTGTAGGTAGGCTTATACAGGTCTACAAGCTCGAATATTCCCAACTCATTGTCTACGTAGTCACCTAGTTTGAAATAAACCGGATTGAAAAGGCTAAATAGCAAAGTGATATAATCTTCCTGCATCAAAAGGAAGTGTCTTTTCGAACCCTCATTGATAGGAGTCGAAAAGCGAATGTTGCCGGATATGTCTTTGATGTCTACTGATTCCATAACACACCAAAGTTCGGAGATAAAAGAAAGAGTACCCAATTTTGGGCACTCGCATATACGACAATGAAATCAATGTCGTAAATTAGGTCCTTAAACTCGGGTTTGGTTCACAAAACTTCATTGAGCATTTACCAAAAGTTCTGTCTAAACTCTGCGCATAGGTGATACTTTTACCTAAATAAATCAAGTGATAAATGTCACTGCTGTTAGCTGGAATCTGAATATCAATCACACCTTTGTATAATTCTTCAAAAAAAGCCCTTTTTTTTGCTTGATAATCAGATTTAGAATTGCCTTCTATGGTAAAAGAGAGCGTTATTTCCCGTTCATCAATTTTGGGATTATTAATTATTACACGTTTTCCATGTTCTAATCGGGATTTATTTTCAATAAATTCTTTCATAGGTAATGATGCACCAAGCACATCAAGGAATTTATCTCCCATTCTTACACCCCAAGTCTTGTAAGCATCTCTACCATTTATTAATAAATATGCCATAACCATTTATTTTGTTGATAATCCTTTGGTATTGTTTTTAACTTCCGCCATATCCTTCTGCATTTGCTGGATGGGTTTTATTATTGCTCCGGTATTTTCGGAGATTTGAACAAGTTCGAGATATGAACTTGCTATCAAATCACGTGTGTCATCGGCTATATTTCTCGTTTCCGTATTTATGGAAATAAGTGTATCCGCTTTCATCGTTAGAATATTTAATGATTGGGATTGAGTTATACTTTGATTCTTAATTTCTTCTCCGGCTATTTGCAAGGCGGTGAAACGCCCGTTAAGCTCGTCGATTGAATCCTGTGACGCAGTGGCAAAGCCTTTCTTTGAAGCTTCTTGGGATGAAGAGGAAGAACCACCAACAATGGCATCAATATTCTTTGCTTCTTCTGTAGCAGCTTTTATAATATCATTCCAATCTTTTCTAAGATCGCTTATCTCTTCTGCTGTTAAATCAAGTTTTCCGTTTTCGTCACTATCAGCCAAAAGGGTATATTTTTTATAAAACTCTTGTGCTTTACCTCTTAGTTGGTCTATAACGAACGATTGTAATAAGGCGTTGCGCATTATCTCTTCAAAATCTTCTCCAAAATCTGCGATTCCTCTTTTTCCTCCTTTTAATCCTTCCAGTATTGCTTCTTCGAGACCTTGTGAAGTCGTTTGAAATAAATCCTCATTTAAAGTCTCTTCTAGCTCCTTAGTCTGGTCGTTGAGCTCTACAAATTTGTCAATAGCTTGTTGCATCCATTCCGGTAACTTAGACCAGATGTCGGCATTGCTTTTCATCGCCCAAATCGCTTCCTCTGATATGAGTTTGTTTTGTAGATCATATCCTCCATTAGCTTGTATGAAATCAAATATTTCTTTAGCTTGCGGACCTCCGAAGGCATATTCAGTCATTTTGCCAGCAAACTTACCACTTTTAAAAAGTTGAGCAAGCCCAAATGTTACAGCATCAACATCACCAACAGGCATAGATTTAACTATGTCCCTGTATGCCTTCTCTCTGGCTTTTTCAAGTGTTGTTAATGATTGGGTAGCTGTTGCAAAATAATCATTTCCTGCGGCTTCTTTGAGCAACTCCAGATAACGTTCTACTTGATAATTTATAGAATCCCAATATCCTTCCTGTCTACGTTGATATTCAATATTTCTTTCTTGTTCTGCTTTTGTAGAATCAAAGGCATTCATTACAGTACCCACTAATGTAGTTATGATCCCAACAATTCCGCTAATGCCTTTCACTGTGTCACCGGCAGACTTTTCACCAGTTTTGCCGAATACTTCAAATGCTGTGATGCCGTCATTTATAATATCTACCGCTTTTTGGATGCCTTCTCCCAGTTCATCGGAAAAAGTAGTTCCAAGAGAAGATAGAGAGGACCCTAATGTTGAAATATTACTCTTTATAGATTCGCTAGCTTGTTCCACATTACTCCATGAAGTAAAGGCTCCCTGTTTATCCCCTTTCTTTATTGCTTTCTGATACTTTTCATATTCTTCTTTCAATGTCTTGAAAGGGTTGCGAGCTATAAGGTTTTGGCGAGCATTATTTATGGTATCCATCATAGCTTTCATATCTGTAGCCGACAAGTTTGTAGTCTTGACAAGTTGTTCAGCATCAGATAATAATTGTTCAAGCATATCTGTAGGTAATGCATCAACATCTCCCATTAACATTTTCCAAACGCCAGAATCTTCGATTTCGCTTTTTGAAATAGAATCTATAGTTTTCTTACGCTGTTTTTCTAGTTCTTTTAGGGCATCTTCATATTGTTTCTTTTCAGAATCGCTTTTAGCTTTTGCTAATCCGTCCCTAAGTTTCTTTTCATCGTCTTGATACTGCTTCTCTATAGCTATGCGTTGAGCTGAATAATCACGATATTTATCTAGTATGGAATTTAATTCCTTACTTACATCGGCTATATCTTTCTCTCTTTTATTTTCAGCATTGGTATAACGAGCGGAAATTTCAATAGACTGCTCCGAAGTCAACTTTCCACCCTGTCTTTCACTCAAATCTTTTTCTTGTTTCTTGATGGCGTCAAGTTCTTTTTGATAGTCAAGGTCAATCTGTTTTAGCTTTTTCTCTGTGCCTTCCTTCATAAGATCTATTTCCGCCTGTTGATTTTGGCGACGGAGAGACAGAAGCTCTTCGGCTGATTTTTGTTGGTCTTTTTTTTGCTTGTCAGCCTCTTTTCCTGATTTTGAATCCGAATACTTATCTATTTGCTTTTGTGCTTCTTGTATTTGTTTGGTATATTTATTCCATTCTTCTGAATTCTTTTTAGAAACATCCAAGGCATTACGAGCGTCCTCTGCTTGTTTTTTCTTGTGCTCCCAATACTCTTTATTTCGTATTTCCTCCTTTTCATCCTCTTGCTTTTTCTTTTTATTGGCTTCTGACTGGATTTTCAACAGGTCATCTACATATTTTTGAGCAACTTCTTGTTCAGCTTTAGCTTCTGATAGCTGTGACTCATATTGCCCGTAATATGTACCTCTTTTAGAATCTTCAGCAATCAAGGCATTTATATTATTAACCTTGTTTTGAGCCATCACAAGCCTTGTTTTTGCACCTATACGCTCACGTCTATTAATTTCTTCAGAGATTTGCTTATTTACAGAGAGTATGTCTAATAATTTCAATTTCTCAATATCCATATTTGAGAAAACGGTTGGCATAAGAGATTGTAATTGCTTATAAGCCCTTATCTTATCAAATTGACTAGCACTTTCATTTTTAATAATAGAAACTAATGAATTAACTTTTCCTTTAAGTTCATCTAATTGTTGCTTTTGGATGTCTATTGTGTTATTTAATTGTTTTTCCGCTCTTTCTGTTGCTGTAGTAGAATCATGTAAGGCCCACATTGCTACACCCAACCCAACAACTACTGTAGCTAATGCCACATAAGGATTGGTTAACATGACTGCATTCAAAGCTAGTTGTGCTTTTCGTGCTAATATGCGGGCGTTAGTAAGTCCAATTTCCACAAGTGTATGTTTGCTTTCGGCAGCAGTAACAAGCATCACAGCAGTTCGATATGTACCATAAGTAACCACTAATCCAGTCAATACTTTACCTACCGTTTCATAATTCTGAATTAACGAAATAGTCATCTGAATACCGTCCATGATAACACCTTCCGATTTCTGCCCCAATTCATTAAAGGCTGCATCCATAGCGTCTTGCATCATAGACAGTTGTCCATTAATGGTTTTTGAAGCATTCTCGGACATCTGATAGAACTTACCACCTGCGGAAGTTGCGTCAATGAATGCCTGCTGTACCATTTCAGCCGAAATAGCTCCCTTAGACATTTCATCTTTGAGAGTCGCAATAGATTTACCAGTCTTTTCGGATATGATTTGCAGCGGATTAAATCCGGCATTGATCATTTGGTTAAGGTCTTGTCCCATCAGCTTGCCGGCAGCGGACATTTGGGAGAAAGCTAAGGTAAGAGAGTTGAATCTTTGTGTATCTCCCATAGATACATCGCCAATAGCTTGGAGGTAACGGGGGACTTTCTCTGCTTCGATATTAAACCCTAGCATCATCTGCGTTGCTTTCGTCACATCAGAAAACTCTAATGGAGAAATTTTTGCATACTCACGAACTTGGGTCATAAGCATATCAGCCTTCTCTTTACTACCCAACAAAGTTTGAATAGCCGTGTCAGCAGCTTGAAACTCTCCGCGGACACGAATCATTTCAGAACCTAATGCTTTCAGCGCGCTAGCACCACCAATAACCGCTAATGCTTTCTTCCAAGAAATTGCAATGCCATTGTTTTTTTCTACAACCTCTTTGGCATTATCGTTGTAAAGGGCGTATTCGTCACGGAGCTTTTTCACAGAAAGACGAGCTTCAGCTTGTTGCTGGGTAAGTCCGAACAAAGCTGCCTTTTCTTCATCTAAGGCTTTGCGAGCAGCATTGTATTCTTCCAGCTTACCAGTTGCAGATAGAGGGTTGCGTTTTAGTGTTATGCGATACGATTCTCCTAGGCGCTTTACATCAGTTTCAATATCTTTAACTACTGCCTTTTGAGCAATAATCTTTTCTGCGAATCCGTTAACAGATTGAGAGGCATCAAAAATTTTCTTTTTAAATCTCATTTCTATTTCAGCTCCGGCTTTAGCAGCATTAGTCACCAGTTCATCCAATCTTTGATTGGATATAGCAAGTTGGGTATTTAGAGTTTTGAAGGTAGCAGGGGATTGTGTTCCATCCACATTTTTCAACTCCTGCTTTAGTTTAGCTATTTCACTACGAAGTCTTACGACTTCTTCCCAATCACTTGCGACTTTGAAATATAACTTTGCCATACTTATTTCTTTTTTCTACGATTTGCTAATTCTTTACCACTGATTTTTTTTACTTTTTGACCGCTATAAATTGCATGGAGTTTATCTCGTTGCATCATTAAAAGGTTTCTATATGGAATGACTTCAAACACTTCCGTATAGCTTAAATGGAGAGTGTCAACCAAATGGGCTATTTGCCCGAAGAACGTTGCGTTTCCTACTGTTTCGGTCTTGCTGCCAGCATCGACACGTTCTTCATCAAGCTGACACACTGAAAAGCCGATATATCCATCATAGAGAAACATATTTCCAAAACTTCTTTGATTTCATCAAAGGTTCCGTTTTCCAAAGCCTTAGCCATATTCTCATTACCACAAATAAAACAGGAGATACCTTTCAGCATATCATCTGTGGCTCCGGGAAGTTTCTTGATAGCTTCCATGATGTTGTCACCTGTCATCCCAATATTGGAAAAATGATGAATAGCACTACAAATAACTTTGATTGTGGGCGGCTTGATTGTATAAACAACTCCACCTATTTCGACATTCTTAAAATCCAGCCCTAAAAGGGCATCAGAAACTATTTTTGCTGCTTGATTCATTATTCTAAATTGAAACAAGGGTGAAGCGAATACCACCACCTCACCCTTGCTGTTTACAATCGTTTTACCTTAAAATGTTACGCCACTGGTATCAAGGCTTTGATAGCTTCTTCTTCGTAATTGTATTCAGAAGAAACTCCTTCGATTCCCGGTTCCTGAACCATTCCGCGTACTGCAATGGCAATTGCTTTGTCCGTATTAGCTTCACGGGAAATGATACGGCATTTCGGGAAAATAAACCATACATCATCATCAGTCAGACAAAACAATGCTTTGTTGACGATAACTTTGTCCAAGGCACGCTTCCATCCGACATCTTCAGATGTTGCCTGAATAACATCGCCACCCATGAACGCTTTCTTTGTCTTCCAGTCATACTGTCCGATAGAGAAAGAAGGGGAGACTTCTCCCGGCACATCATCGTAACGGTAATTTTTTCCTGTTAACTGATTTTTATGTCCAGTGACAGATGCTTCCGTTTCTTCAATCTGCCAAGTTTCCCCATGCACGTTCAAAACCTCATCTTTCGCCTTAATAGCGGCTTGAATCAAAGTCTTTGCGATTTCGGGGGTAATGTCTGCCGTTACCTTATCAATGTCGGCAAACAAGATTCTTTTAATTCCTACTGCTGAAATCATAATTTTATAGTTTTACATTTAATACTTCAAATAAAATTCTCACATTCACATAATGACACTTTAAAGCTGTATCCGCTTCTATACTGATAGATTCAATAGAGTAACGATAGGTTGTACCATCATAGGTGCTTACTACATCATCAAACAGCTTGCCAGCCTTTCTTTCAAGTTCATTCAAACGGATAGTATTCGCTTCATTCTCGCTTAAATCAGGTACACAAAGATTCACTTCTGCGAAAGACTTCTTCCAATAAGTCCCCGGCTGTTGCTTCTTCGTGTGAATGACAATCCTTTCGGACTTCAATTCACCCGTCAGCGTTTCCCCTGCTGGTGCTATACCTATCCCGAAAGCCTTGCAATCCCGATAGAGAATGTTTCCTATGTCAGTAGTTACTATCATTTCACAATCTCCCAATCTTCTGCAAACACATCACTGATGGATGGAACCCACGAATCTGCACGTCCGGTATTCTCGTTGTAGATAAGGCATTGGCTTGTATAGTCAATAAAACCCTTGCCTTTCAGAATAAGGTCTTTTGCTGATTGCGGAAGAGATTGCATCTTGGGGATAATGTCGCTTTCTATATGAGCCGGAATTTGCTTGATAACAAATAACCCTTTGCCGTTCCAGCCCTTTCTACGGATAGCGCCACCTTGTTTCAAAACTTCTATAGCATCACCGAAACAGATAGGGGTTTCTTCCTTGACTTCTCGATATGATTCTTCAAACAGTTCTTTGGGTGACCAACTTTCATAGCCATATTCAGTACGAGTGTGATATCCCAGTTTATAAGACTCATTCTCTTCTATTTCACTTTTTACCAAGCCTTTACTGTAAGCTTCACCCAATGTCATAGGTTCGGCTTCAATCTGTTTTGTTCCTATATACTTTTTCATTTTTCAAATTCTTCTTTTAATCGTTTCTCCGCATATAGAGCGGCACCACTTAAAACATCATACCCTTTAGATTCCACGAATGAGGCGTATTCCGCTTCATTTTTCAGAGTTAAACCGTCTTTATCGACATCGTAATCATTGGACGTTCTCAAAGTCAATGTATGGTCTTTATAATTGCCGTGTTCCTCTGCATGTTTCACAGCTTCATCACCTACATCAATCATCTTCTTTTCAACTTCCCATTCTCCTTCATTGAAAAAGGAGTCGACATCGGAAAAATCGAAATCTACATCCATAGTTCCGAATAGTTAAAGTGGTTTGTACTCTTAACCGTGTAAACCTCACCTTGACCTCTCACATCAATATCTTTGGTAATCGAAGTTATAACAAGAGTTCCTTCACCCATATCCGTTGTAGTGGCTTTCAACCCTCTATCCCATATAGCTCTAACTTCATCCCCTGCCTTGACAGTGATTCTCTTCTCACACACTACATGGTAGTTTGGACGATACACAGAGCCGTTTTCTGACCTAAACTCTTTGGTAGTGTTATCGTCACAACGGCACTTGCATACCTCCTGCCAGTATTCACCGCCTGTTCCGGGAATGGGTCTGCCGAACTCATCCTTATCCATTGGGGTGATAACCTTTATCTGCAATATGTGTGGAGCAAATATCATAAGAAAGTACATTTAGGCTTGTTACTTAATTCGTCTTTCAATCCGTACTGTTTACACAGAAATGAATAGTAGTCCTTAATACCCTGAATGTTCCAAGACATAGAGAAGCCGTTTTCGCTGATTGAAGTGGCACGGAGTAGGAGAGAGGGGATGAACTTCGCAATTGCCATAGAAACGATATTGTAGGATTCCTTATTCATTTCATCCTCTCCGCTAATCTTCGCGTTCAGACACATATCCAAAAGATCAGTTTCTGATAAGTGAATACTGAAAGACTGAAATCTTTGCTGTATGTAGTCATTCACTGTCATTTTAATTATGGTATAATCAGTCTGCTGTATGCAGTGTAGCTATAATGCGTACAATACTTCGATTTGTAGATATATCGGAACGGACACTTAGGAACTGAAATTTGTTTTCCTTGCATTGCCGTAATAGTCGCTGGTTGCATCGCCGGACTATCTGTAATCATAAAGATTGGTTGTGGAACTGACAATACAACGCAATCAGTCGGAGCAGCTTCTAAGGTGAAAAACTGAATAGGTGACAAACCAACATCAACCGATGGGGCTACGTATTCACACTCGAAAGATTCGACGCTTGATGCCTGTACGCTCAAGGAGACCAAAGACATCATTAAAAAGCCACATATGGCAAAAATAAAATTCTTCATTTCTTTATTGAATTATAAGTTACATAATGGAAGGGTAGGAGTACTACCCTTTTTATTTAATATCTAACACTTCTTTCAGTTTGGAAGTCGTTTCTTCATCCAACTCTGCAACCTTACCCAAAAGAGTCTCTTCTTTCATGTTCCCGGCTGCTTGAACACCGATAGATTTCAGAGCATCAACCAAAATCTTTTTCTCAAATTCCTTTTCAAAGAGGGATATTTTGATCTCCTTCTTTTCTTCAGAAACTTTCACTTCAACCCGTTCGCCAAGTTTGCGGTTTTCTACATCCAATACACGGGATTCTTCGGAAATTTCAATCACCTCTCCGGGATTGTAATACTTACCAGTAAACTTATCACGGAAAACAGATATAACCTTTACTTTCATATCCTCCTCCTTATGCTGATTGGATTGATGCAATTTCGCTCAAATCGAAATTGGTGATCAAATCCGGATTGGTAATTTGTGGAATCCATTCTGCCGTATATTCCATATAACGACCGTTTTTGTCACGGTAGTTGGATATAAGCATCTGCCCCTCTGATGGAACATAAGTACGCCCTGATACTGGATCTGTCGCTTCATACGGGGTATGATGGCGCATATAACCTACTTCATCACCGTTAAGCAAGGTGATACGGTTGTCTGCATAAATCTGCACATTTTTTCCTGTCTGGTCTTTCACGTAATCCTCTTTGATTTCGATACGTGGCAGACCGATACCAGTAAAAACTTCAGAAGCCAACGAAGAAGAAATCAAACCGGTACTTAATTTCATTTCGTTAGTGCCGAGAATCATCTTGTACTGTTCGCCAAATTCAGAAGAGCCAAGTACATTCTTGTTGAAGGTTGTACGTGTCATAATCATCTTGGCATAAGCGCCAAAGTCTGGAGCTAGGGAATGTAGTTTCTCTCTTAAATAAGAGATGAACATATTCTTGCCATCAACAATTATATCTCCAGCTGTAGGCTTAACAAAATTGAATGGAAGGGTAATTTCCAGCAGCTTATTGTTGGTCTGACCGGAAGTTATTGCAGCATCCTTATTGTAAACGGTGGCTTCACCAGTCATCAACAATGCACCGACAATAATATCCATACGCTTGTGAGCTGCAAGAGTAATCTGACGGTAGTCATCTGCCAGGAAGTTTACTATTTCTTCCAATGCTGTATTTTGGTCTGCCGGTTTGGCTTGATTGAACTTGTCAATCAAATCTTGCAATTCAGATAGACGGTCAATAGACATTTGATATGCATCGCCCAGATAGGCTATTTCACCATATCCAGAACCGATATTTTTACGTTCACGGATGGGCTTTTCACCGAAACGTGAGTTGATAGAACCGGCCATCACTCCAGTTACAGAGCCGATGTAGTCTTTGAACAGACGAGTAGTTACTCTACGGAAAGTAAGATACTGCTGCCAATAGATTGTATCTTTACGCGTTTGGTTCACACGTCTGATGATAGCGGATACAATGTTCGCATCATCGAATAATGTTTGAATCGTTAAAAACATATCCTACCTCCTTACTCGTTAAATTCAAACCATCCCTTCATATTGGCTTTATCGTTCTCGGAAAACGGCATAACCAATTTTGAAGGCTCAATCTCTGCGGCTGTACGGAGCAGCGCAACTAACACGATACCATCTTCCACCTTTGTTCTTTCATACAAAGCGGAGTTTGAAACATACTTTTGTTTCAGCCCGTCGACTGCGGTTGCTTGGAAGAGAACCGCATCTTTGGCGATATTTTCACCGAAAGCAGCCTTGATAGTCAATACGTCGTAATTGGCGTTAGACTTGTCAATAGCCGTCACTTCTGCGCCTTTAGTACCATTACCAATGAACATGCCTACATAAGCCAAAGAATTCTTGGCTATTTTGATACTTGTACTGGAAGTATACTCTTCTACAACTTTCACATTGATTACCGCATAAGCAAACTTGTTTTTCAAGTCTGCGTAAATCGGGGTAAATCCGGGAAGGAAACTTCCCACTACCAGGTTCTGCGTGTCGAGTTTGAACGGGCCACGTCTACGAATACCGGTCTGGGCATCGTAGCGTTCCTCTTGCTCAACGGGCGGAACCAAGTCATACTTAAATCCTGCTGACATAATTAATTCTTGTTTTGTTCAACAATAGTTTTCGTTCCCTCATCAATCATCTTAGCGATAGATTCAGATTCTTTCTCAATCTTCTCTTCCGCTGATTCGGGAGGGGTTACGCCCTTGAAACCGTCATTAGCGAACTCTTGCTTTAAATCCTTGAAATAAGAGTCTAAGTCCTCATCGTCCTTGATGGCGCACCTCTTGGCGTAGTTTTCGGGAATACCATACTCCTTAGCCTTGGCAAGAATTTGCTCCTGCCGGGTAGCTTGCGACTTCTCCGTCTCAAATTGAGCGATTTTATCGGAAAGCGGTTTTACGGCTGCGCTCACTGCATCGGCAATGATTTTAGCCATATCCGGTTGTTGTTCCGTAGTTTGCTGCTGCGTGGTAGTAGTGGTAGTCTCGACTGGCTTACCGTCTTTAAGGTTATGCCTCTTCTCGTAGTTGGTCACTGCTGTTTTTGAAGCATCCCCGGCACGGAAATCACCATAGGAATTTAACACGTCCGAAAAACCGATACCCTCAACAATGGAGTTTACCTTTGTCTCGTCCGTTACACCCTCTGCCTTTTTAGTGGCAATTCGGGTTAAGATAGCAGTGTCCACCCCAGTAAATTTCTGTTGTAGTCCTGTTAGGATTTGTTCTAAGATTGTCATACCGTATGAATTATTAAATTTGAAATTCAATTTATGGAAGTAAAAATACCACCAATGCAGATGATTAGTAAATATTTAAGCTTCCCATTCACGACAATGGATTGATTGTCGTGAATACGGTATAAAAGTAAGAAGGAAGGAAGAGGAGAGGGAATAATTGAATGGATGAAAAACAACAATTGGGGTATTGTTGGAAAATGGCATAAAAAAGGCGTGAAACGGATTGGAATCACACCTTTTTTTTGAATTTAAAAGCTCTGAATTTATAAAGTTGCAGATTGTAGCTCTGCTCCGATATTCTTTACAGTTTTACTTCAAGTTCTTTACCAGTCAGAAAAAAATACAGATTTTGAAGTTGATGGACATACAATACTTTATAAACCGCTGGGATCGTTAATATTCCATTATAAGCTTTATTAGTAATATAAAACAAATCTCCTGTATTTTGCTCTAGTTTTAAACCAATAGCAAACTTATCTCCAATCTCTTTTGAAAAACATTTACAATCAGAAACATAATTAAATCCGGCATCCACCAGGATTTTTTCAGTCAAAGAAACGCCTTCAAGCAGATGATAATCGTATTGATTTGAATTACCTTTTACGCTAACTAAATAGTCATTTATACTAAAGACAACTCCTACGGCGGACTGAGCTCCAATAGTATTATTGGGTAATACATAATTACCTATTCTTAATTCTCTAATATCTATCATAACAGTTACACAGCAGGAGTTAGTTCAACATTCAACCCCAAAGCGGAAGCAATACGATAAAAGGTAGAAACTTTAGGTTCTGTCTTTCCTGTTTCCACACGGGAAATATAAGACTTATTTGTTCCTATCTTTTCGGCGAGTTCTGCTTGTGTCATTTTTGCTTTCTTCCTTGCCTCTTCAATTATTTGCCCAGTAAAGAAAGCATTAGCTCTATCTTCGGCAGCCTTACGCTCCGGAGTCCCTTCTTTGCCAAACGCAGCATCTAATTGCGCATCGACATCAAACATCTTTAGTTCTTTTTCGCTCATAATATTCTTTCTTTAGTTTTAATGCTTTATCAATTTCTCTATCAGGAGTTTTCTGTGTTTTCTTCTGAAAGCCATTGAATAAAATCACAATCTGTCCTTCATCAAAACAGAAGAAAATCCGATAAATATTACTTTGCCACTCAATTCTTAACTCAAACAGACCGTCTTTAATAGACTTCACATATTTATTGGATAGTCTATCTACGGTCTTTAACATGAGTAAACCGTATAGCACCTTTTCTTGAGCACCTTTGTTCAAGGTGTCAAAAAAGTCTTTATAGTAGTTTTCGTATGCTATTATCTTTCTGTTCATACGGCAAAGATAGAGAATGTTTATCAGTTGAGCAACTTTTTGGCGAATATTTTCATCCCTATACAAAAATAGCGGCAACTCCGAAGAATCACCGCTAATGTTCCATTTTTCTTATTTAAAAATTATAGACCTTGTAATTTTTTTGACCTAGAAATGTTTTTCTGTTCTATTTTTCTGATCTGCTCATTCTTTGCTGCTTGCTCCTCCTCGATTTCTGCAAGTTCCTCTTCGATAATGTGTTAATTTTCCCTATTATATATCTCTTTAATTTTCCCCTCTGCAAACTCATTTATATCAGAAGAAGTACATCCTGATTCGTTAAAAAAATCACTTATGTCAAAATAAATCTCCTTATGTTTATTCCCTTTCGATATATATATTATATCAAAAGGAATTGATTTATTCCCGTCCAATGTTATATCTCTCAGCATTTGCATACCCCAACTATAATCAGGGTAGTATTTATTTATCCATTCTCTTTCAGAATGCACTCCCAGAGCATGTGTTATTGCATGGATTTTAACAATATCAAAATGTTGGCTTCGAAGCATTATTTCAAAAGTTATTGTCTCATCTTTATAGTTAATTACAAACTCCCTTTTCTTGAAAAGCCCCTTTATAAAGTCATAAATTTGCTTTATCCCATCTCTTAGTGACGGAATAAAACCTATTACTACAGCTATTATAACAATAGTAGCTATAATCCAATTATCTAAAAGGAAATTAATAATTGTGTCGTATTTTGTTGCTTCCATATTATTCCTTGTCTTTATTTAAAATAGCAATGCCATATATTAAACCTTCCATTTCAGAAGCTGCATTTATTTCATCACCAGAATACCACACATCTTTTACTTTATCCTGTATCTGAATAGCTCTTTGATATGAGTCTGGATATAAATCTTTGTTTTCTTCCATAAAAGATAAACCAGCTTGAATAAACCCTCTATTTGTAAACTTCATATTACGTTTATTTATCAGTTCAACAGCCGCCTTTTGTACACTTTTAGTTCTTTCCAACTTAGTATTTAATTGCACTAACCATCCACTAACAAACACAACAATAACAAAAGAAATCCATAGAAAGTATTTGTTTGTTCTGAATTTGTCAGGAATAACAAATCCTACTATCGTTATTATCCCTGATACTATTGTTAATAATAAAAGATAATTCATTTTCTCAATTAATATATCATATCATCAACATATCCAATACAAGCATAAGAGCCCTGAAAAGATGTAAGTACTAAATATTTCCCATCTCTATAATTAATCTCTACATTTGACAACTGATGCCCTATGCTTGCACAGTACTGAATGATGTCATTCAACGAAGTTACAGGAACTTGTGTATATCCATTAGGATGAAAATAAATCGTCTTCATAATATTTGCTTCCTATTTTTTATTGGTTTATAATTTTCCAGCTAAATTCTTCACATCCTCCGCAGACTTTACTTCATGCACGGTATCGCCCACTTTTACGAAGCCTACTATATCTCCAGTGTTTGACTTTTCAAATAGTTCAGTTACTGGGACACCCAAAGCATCGGCGATTTTTTCCAATGTACCAATAGTGGGGTTGCCATTAATTGCTTTTGATAGCCCAACTCGTGACAAGCCTATTTTTTCAGCGAGTTCAGTTTGATTGATTCCTGCCTCTTTACATAGTTCTAAAATTCTAAATCTCATATATGTATATATTTAGTTTACTCCCATTATTTATGGCAAAGTTACTCAAAGTTTTCATATTAGCTAAATAAGACAACTAAAAGTATTCTTTTTATAGTTTATTAACTATCTATATTTTGCTAATTGAATACTTATAGTTTACTTTGTAATATCGAAATGATAACTAAAAGTATAATTTAAAACATATAAGAGTATGAGCACAAAATTTAAAAGTCAGATGAAAGAGGTAATGCAAATGGCATGGTCTTTTGTTCGCAAGAACGGTTATTCAATGAGCGAAGCATTGAAATGCGCATGGGCTAATTTAAAGCTGAAAGCGGCTTTGAAAGTGAAGATAGTAGAGTTCTACTTCAAAAAGACCGATGGCACGCTACGCCAAGCCTTTGGTACTCTCAAAGAGAATCTTATCGGTGAGGTAAAAGGTACAGGCAGAAAGCCGAATGACAATCTGCAAGTGTACTGGGACACAGAGAAAGAAGAATACAGATGTTTTAAGAAGTGTAACCTTATTAAAATCGCATGACAATGAAAAAGAAAAGTATGGCAACAGTTGAGATTGAATGCTCAAATACACATTCAATACCAGTATTCAGCGACTTTTTAAGTGAAGTACAAAAGCGGTTTGATATTGAGAAAGAAGCTAAGAATGAATTATATTCTTTTATCATACAGATGGGGTTGTTAGACCAATTTAGAGAGTTTTCTCAGCATTATAAGGGCGTGAATCACCATGCTGCGTGTATTGATATGCTTGCAGTGTAGTTCTTAACACGATTATCCAAAGGCAGCCTTCGCACGACATTAAAGACTGCCTTTATTATTCACTCTTAAATGAAATAATTATGGACGAAATTTGGAAAGATATTGAAGGGTACGAAAACGATTACCAAGTATCAAATTTAGGCAGGGTAAAATCCTTGCCAAAGAAATGCTGGAACGGCAAAGGGTATTGGTTTAGAGATGGGCGTATTTTAACGCCAGTCAAAAGCCAAAAGGGGTATTTGAATGTATGGTGCAGAAAGAACATATTCAAGGTTCATCGCTTGGTTGCAAATGCTTTTATACCTAATCCGCAAAACCTACCACAAGTAAATCACATAGACGGTGATAAAACCAATAATTGCGTTGCCAATCTTGAATGGGTTACTGATGGTGAGAACCTTCTACACGCATATAGAGTTCTTGGTAGAAAGCAAAAAACTGGTAAAAACCACCATAATTCACGAGCTGTTATACAATTGAAAGACGGCAAAATTATAAATTTATTTGATAGTCTTAATGAAGCAGCACGCGCGACAGGCGCTCATTTTTCGGGCATTTCAATGTGTTGTAGTGGAAAAATTAAAAAGCACAAGGGGTATCAATGGAAATACAAAGAGGAGTGATTTCACTCCCCTTTCTTTATGTTTTGTTTCTGCATTTCAGCGTTTATCTTTTCTTCTTGTTCTTCTTTTATCTCAGCGAGTTCTTCTTCGATGCGGTCAATATTTCCAGCAAACATTACCCCATGTCGTTGCGACCATACACCACCTGACACAGCCTTTACAGCTACATTGACTTTATCTTCTAAATTATCAAGGCGATACGGAACAACTTCTGTACTAATATCTATCGTTTCAGTTGCTTTGTTAAATTCAGATGGATTGATAGAGCCTAAAGCGGAAACAATGAAATTGACTCTTCGTTGTAAAAATTCACCTATCATCTCGGCATGATTTTGAACTTGCAAATGTGTCGAAAGAAACACGTAATCGAAAGCCACTCCCGACAAGGCATTTCCAGCGCCGCTCAACTTTTCAAAACTGATTTGCGGTGTATTTGTCATAGAATATGCTTTTTCAAAAAGGGTTTCTACCTCAAATTTTACGGTATCATTTGCTTGGTTCCACGTCAGATATTGGGCATCCGCACCTTCACCTGTAAGTTTGACCATTCTATCTTTAACCTTACCCATGAAACCCTCTACATCACCAATTAGCTTCAACAGTGGGAAGAAATGATAGTCTATGCAGTCGGCATAATTGGATAAAAGTTTCTCCAAGCGTATACGGAAGGTTTTTATCTTCTTGCAATAAGGTTCAGGTCGGTAGACATAGAGAACCGGCAGTTTGGGGAATCCGTGAACGAAAGAAATTCTTTCTTCATACCCTTTAGATAAATCCCATTGATAGACTGCTTTATCCGTGATAGTCATAAAGCAGGTAACTTCCGAATCATCCATGAGCTTTTTCTTGTACTCACGGGAGAAAGCAATCATCTTGCCTTCATCGTTGAAAAACGGATAAAGTTTATCCCCTCGGAATGGAGACCATAACACGCTTTTCAGTTTCTTGGTGGGCTTGACCTTGCCACCGAACGTAGTCTTAACTTTCTTCCAAAACTTTGCCCAAAACGAATCATCATCGGTAACATACCAATATTCTGCCGCTTCCTGTTCGGAGAGCCAGGCACGGACAATCTTCTTGTTCTGGTATTTGATTTTATTGGATTTGAATACAGCTTTGACCGCATCCAACAGCTTCTTTTCGTCATCATCTGTTGGAGTGCAATCCATAGACGGTTCTGTGCCGACCGTGAAAGCGGTTTGAATGTTCACTATATCCTGCTCCAAAGGAATGGAGATACGGTTCACCGGTTCGGTTTTGTACTGTGCTTCAATCTCATAAGTCTTGCCGGTCTTTTCATCGAAATCTTTTTCCGCTTCCTTTTCAAGCACTTTTCTGTCTGGGTACTTCTCTTTATCAACCATGATTTCATGGCGTTCTGGATTCCAGTCGTCCCAAAGCTTGCAACGGTCAGGAAGTTCGGTTTTTCTACCTTTCTTTAAGTAGCTTATTTTCTGCCCGATGTCAGGCAATGCTAATATTTCTTCAAGCGTTAATGGCATAATCTATATTTTTAGTGTGTGAATATTCCAGTTAAATCTTTCGGCTTCTGAATCTTGCCAAGAAGCTCACCCAATACATAATAACGTGCAGCGTCTATACCGTGATTGTCATGGTCTTCCGGCTCATTGATGTAATTTCCATCCTTGTCCTTCGCCCAAACATATTTTCGGAACTCACTTTGCAAGTTATAAGAGCGTTTGGTTATGTATATTTCATACTCCTTCATCTTATCTATACCCGCTACAACAGAACCGGGGTATTTACTTACAGCATATATCCTCACACCTCCGTTATGAATCTCTTGAATGGTTCTTGGGTCCGCACTATCAGCTATAGTTTTTAATCCCCAAGGACGTATAGATTTAACAATGTCGGATGACAGCAGTCCTGTTCGATAGTCTACTTCATCAAGATATAGGCGATTATCAATAACTCCACACCGGATTGCTGCCGTTGGATCATTGGTGAAACCAAAGTCAAGACCTAAACCGATTTTTTTGCATTCCTGCGGGAATTCGTCAATAATACCCCACTTCTTGAATACAGCACCCTCTGCCACGTCAGCCCAACGACCGATAACCACATGAGCATACTTCTCAGGATTGCTCTCTTTCATTTCCTGCACTTCCCGAAGGAACTCAGGAGAAAGGTTCTCTAAGTTGTCAAAGTAGGTAGTGTGAATATGAAGTACATTCGGATGGGTAGAAACCTGAACTTGCACACCGTCAATCTCAACAAGCTTGTGAGTATTCTCGATGTACTTTTTATAGATGAAGTGATTAGAATCGCAGGGGTTCATTATAATGATAATCCGGTTCTGGATACCCTTCTTGCGGATAGAGAGCATTATTTTATCGAACTCTTCTTCATTCGTCCATTCTTCCGCTTCATCGCAGACGAAAGTAGTAATTCCCTGAATAGATTTTAGTTTTGCCGTCTGATTACCGGAAGAAGTCTTGATGCCTCGGAACATTATACGACTATTAGTCATCTTATTGACAATATCCGTCTTGGTAGTCTTGAAATACTTAGTTGTTCCGTCTAGCTCTATCTTCTCCATCATTTCGGGAATGATAGACATACCAGCGGAAACCATCGTGTAGCGGGTGTAGAGAACCTGATGCACTATCTTTTCGGCTTCCGTCATTTCAAAGGTCAGACGTTCAATGAAGGTGGAAGCATTGAAGGATTTGCCGGAGCCACGACCGCCGGTGATAAGAATAATGAATTTATCCGTATCAGTGTATAATGGATGGTAAATTTCTTGAGGTACTATCATTTCAGCTTGTCTTTAATCCAGGAATCAATACTAATACCGTGGTTTATGTTGGTAGGAATATCAGCATCTTCATCCTGTTTACGTTCAATCCTCCTCCAGTCTTCATCGTAATGGTACAACCAGGTCATTTGAGCACTCAAATTGGGAGCCAATTCACCTTCTACAGTTTGAACTTCTTCCTCACCTGTCAGATTTCCGTCCCTATCCCGCAGCTTTCGAATAGTAGTGTTCTTTGTTTTGATACCACCAAGGGCCATAGCAAGGAACTTTGCCCGGACAAGAGAGTTTATTGCACAACGCGCGCGTGAGAGGGTTTGACTTAATTGACTGAACTCTCTTTTCTTCCTACAAAAAGTTTCTGGTTCAATTCCAATGGCATGAGCTATTTCTCCGTCAGTGAATCCCTTTTTGGCATACGACTCTACGAGAGAAAGGAATTCCTCGCTTGTGTAATCAAACTTAGGCTTTCTTCCTCCTTTACCTTTTTTGTTTTGAGATTCACTTTTTGTCATAATCTTATCCGTTAGCTAAACCTCGGCTAGCAGTTGTGTAACCCCTTCTATCTCTGAAATTGGAGAAAGGAAGCAGTGAAGAGTCTACTCTTAAACTTCTTGCCAGATTTTGGGTTACATTATATCCTGCACGAGAGATTCGTTGGTTATTTGATATGTTTCTTGCAATATTACCACTTGCTGCATAGGTTTTTCTCAACCTTTTTGTTGTTGAAAGAATTTCGCTGTAACTTCTTTGTCTTTTTCTGACTCTGCTTTCCTCCTATAATTAATCTATTCTCTCTACTTGTTCATCGAATACCTCTCCCTTGATAAATTTCATATCTGGATCATAACCGAACCTTTCACAGAAAGCCGCTTTAGCTTTATAGGAATCAAAGGATAACATTACATAAGCATCCATATTCTCGGCTTGCTTCTGTGCATTCTCCTTGACCTGTTGCTTGACTTCTTTCATGTGGGCTACTTTTTCGGCACGTTCCAACTGTTTGGCGGCTTTATCGGCTTCTTTCTGTTCGGTGACAGGTGACATCATATCAGACAAAGCATCAGCAATGGAGCTTTCTTCTTCAGTCTGCAACAGATAATCAACACCAATCATGTTTAGGTCAGCATCAGTCAGACCTGCGTCTTTCCAATCAATATCAGGAACAATCTGCGCAAGAGCGTCGAAATCCCAAGTACCTTGCGCATTGGGGTTATTCATTAAAATGTTCAACTCCTTTTCCTGTTTTTCGTCTACGTCAATGACATCGACACGAATACGATAGTCGTTATCGGGGAACTTCTGCAATTCATCCATGACAGACAAACGCTGATGTCCGCTGACTACGGTCAATCCAGTACGCTTGTTCACGACAATTCCACCGACCAACCCGAATTTCTTGATACCACGTTTTAATGTCTTTCGTGATTCATCGGAAAGTTTTCGAGGATTATAATTTGCAAAGTGAATGGCAGAACGATTTAGTTCTACCGATTCGCTCTTTATGTACTTACTTAGTTCCATGTTATCCGTTACTTAAACCTAATCCACCACTGCGTCCTTGACGAGCAGACCTTGAATATTGTTGGTACACGCTTCCGTTTCTTGCATAATTTAAACGGCTAAGGTTACGATACATGGCACCGCCAATACTGTTAATTCTTGCCTGCCTTCCTGGATTACCAGCTGCAGCATTACTCAAACGATTGGTTTGTACGCCTATATCGGCAGCACTTTTCATTCTTCCTCTTCTTCTATTTCTGACTCGGCTATTTGTTTTTTATTATTATACTCAAATAAAATTCTTTCACTCATAGGAAATACCCGATAGATTCGTTGTAAATCCTGCGGATAGTTCTCTTTTAACCAAAGCATACAATCAAGATTAAACCCCACTCCTGAACTGGCTTTTAAAGAATATCTAACTGGTTCTGGCAATCCATGTTGTCTCATGTATGCAAGAATATCCTTTTGCGTCCAATCAGCCAAAGGATAACATAAGCCGTTGTTCTCATATCCGTTAGCTTCATACCCTTTCAGCATCAAACGTCTATTCATGCCATCGGCTTTCTTCATCCCCAAGAACGTGTAATAAACTCCATGAGCAAGTTGCATAGCTTTTACCACATCAGCAAGTTTCAGCAGCTTCACCTTTGGATTAGGGACACAATACAACCCGCCACGAAGAATGTAAGTTAGATTCCAGTGAGGCGTTTGCACAAACTCGATCTTTGGATATTTGGCTTTAGTCCAGCCAATCCATCGGTTTATGTGCTCCAAGTCTTTGACGAAGTACATAAACACACAAACGATCCGATCAAACTTTGGATAGATTAAATCAAGTAGGACAAGCGAATCTTTACCCAAGGATAAAAACAGTAAAGCCTCATTCGATTTTACCCGAATGAGGTCTATATACCGGTTCGCTTGCTCTATTTTGTTCATAGTTATCCTCCGGACATACCTAATGACACACGTAAATCAGCATAACGCTGCCTACGCGATCCTAACTGTGTGGCACTAGCCGTACCTCTACGATTGGCTACCAATCTACCGCCTGCTCCTGCGCCATTCATGTTTCTGCGCGGTCCGGCTACTCTGTTAATTCTTCTTGCGACTCAGCAAATCAAATTTTAAGTTTAAACAATTCAATCTATATGTTTCTCTAATATTTTGCCTAAAGTATAATCCATTTGGGCGGCAAGATATTCTTCACCTTTATAAGTATAAACAATATCCTTGCCTTCATCATCTGTGAGAATTGATGCTCCTGCATCTTTCACCTCAACTATAATATACGGACGTTTACCCCTATATTCACCAGTTAACAGCTTTATAGCATCATACTTGATAGGCTTTAATTCTATCTCACCCTCTTCAGGTAATTCGTCATCAGCCTTGTATTCTTTACCATCACAAAGGTAGGTGATATACTTCTTTGCATTGGTAGGTCTAATTTCACGGTATTCGTGCGTTTTTTTGCCTACCAAGATTTCATCGAAATACTTCTGTTTGATGCTCAATGTAAGAATGTTCATAATCGTGTCAAATTTAAATCAATACTCAATAGTTGCGGGGGGCTGAATCGAACAACCGACCTTCACCAAGTCAAAGTGAAAAGCTACCACTGCTACACCCCGCGATAGTACCCCAAAGGTACTACCACAACCAAAGATAACGAAGTATATTCAATCGTTATACACGACAATCGGTTTATTGTCGTGAACTAAGCCAAATATCACGTTCTTCTCTGCAAGCTTTTAGCGTTGGGGCTACTGTAGCAAACAGATCGCCGCTTTCAGTACGGTAGTCATACTGGTACATTCGCCTTACTTTACCTTTTAGTTTTATTGAGAAAGTGCAGTAGTTCTCTTTACCTGGTTGGCATACGCTACAACCGTTTTTGTTTATTGAGTTCATAACTAATCTATATTTAAAGTTTTACATTCAATCTTTCTACGCTCGTATCAAAAATCACATGTGTGCGTATATTGCTTTTTCAGGCTCTCTAAGGCTTTTTCTGTAACAAGATATGTGTAGCATTCATTGCTGCCAATGCGCTTAATAGAGCGTGTTTCTTTGAGAACAATAGGCTTGTTGAAGATAACTTCATACTTGTTGCCACAACTTGTTATCAGAAAATCAACACTACGTTTATATTCGTCCAGTTCTGTTTCTTTGTATTCACCTTTAGAGATGAAATTGGGATTGGGTACCAAGTACCCCTCTGCTATTAATACGCTATTCGAGTTGTATACTTTCATAATCGTGTATGCTAATAGAAAAACATTTTACAGTGGTTATTGTACAATCTTGATCTCAACGGGCTAGGGTTGGCGAGCCAAGCAAAATGAAAATTTAGGCTAATTTCACACATTACGTTTTTATGGTGAATCCATTGTTCTTTTGTCATAATCGTATTATTAAAGATTCATATATAAACAAGTCAGATCACATTCTTCATCGTAGTCGTATTCAAGCGATACGGGTGCAAAGTATTGCTGTATCTTCTTTGCTGCTGTTTCATTCTTACCCTCAAAAGAGAAAGTAAAAGAGCGCTTGCCTCTGACTGTTATTTCAACCGGTATGCCTGCTACCTTAGTCATGTTGTTTTCAAGTTCTTGTTTTGTCATAATCGTATATTTAAGCGTTAATACCAATTGCATTTCTCATAAAGTCACTCGCTTGCTCTACTGACATATCCAACTTCTTTTGGATCAGAATAAGCATACAGCTTACTTGCTCTTTTGTATTTAAGTTGCCTTGTACAAATTCTAACATGATGAACTTTTCTATTGTTTTTTGTTTAATTACTGATGTTGCCATAATCGTGTGTATTGTGGTAGCCCGAAGGCTACCGGATTAAACCAAACCCAATCTTTTCGCAATGTAAGCGTCATGATTAATCTCGCCATAAGAGGCATATTCATTCGGGCTGTTTCTTTCAAGGGTTCTGCGATACTCATCGCATAATTCTTGCGCCTCAATCTGCGTGAGATTTGATGCTATTAGACACTCTTTGTTGCCAACTATCTCTTGTATGTATACAAACCAAGTATTTTTGCTTTTCATAATCTTCTGTGTTACGCAGGGCTTTCGCCCTGCTGGTTAAGCTTAGTTTATTTCGTAATAAGGTTGCTCGCCTCTAATAACTCTCTTTGCATCTGCAATGCTATCATACAGCTTTGCTTCATCATTGTCTATGATTACAAATTCTTGATGAAAGCCATCTTCAAACATTGTTATTGTGTGACCTTTGTAACTTACTTCTTTTATGATCTTCTTTGTTGTCATAATCGTATATCTTTTAATTGCTATTATTATTTAATACCGCAAAGTTTTGAAACTTTCAGTAACTCTTTATCGCTCATAAATATGAGGTCGAAGAAAACACCCTCATCAAAAGGCTGGTTTTGCGATAAAGCGGCTGATTTCATTTCAACCATGATTCTAGTAATCAATTCACCTTTTACCTTATCACTCATTTTTGTTGCCATAATCTTTATATTTTAATTGTTATTACTTCGTTTTTGATGATGCAAA